GACCGAGGGCCGGCCTTGCTGGGTCGGCGTCGACCTGGCGTCGAACCTCGACATGACCGCGGCCGCCTTCGTGTTCAAAGAATCCGACGGGTCCTATTCCGTCGAGTGGCGATACTGGGTCCCACGCGAGACCGTGGCCGACCGAGTCCGCGAGGGTATTCCTTATGATTCATGGATCCGCGACGGCTGGGTGATCGTGACCGACGGGCACCGGCTGGATCACGAGTGCGTCGCTCGCGACATCATCGCATTCGGGCAGACCCACGAGATCAAGGCCGCCGGCTGCGACCCGTGGCAGGCAGGGGCGCTGGAGACACTGCTCCAGCGCGAGGGGATCACGACCAAAGACATCCCGCAGCGGACCTCGTACCTCAACGCGCCCTGTAAACTCCTCGAGGCCCTGGTCGTCGAGAAGCGGCTCAGGCATGGCGCGAACCCCGTGGCCCAGTGGAACGCCAACAACGTGTGCGTCTACACGGACCCGACCGGGGCGATCAAGCCCGACAAGGCGAAGTCGACGGAGAAGATCGACGGGGTCGCGGCGCTCGTCAACGCCCTGGCCCTGGCCTCGACGGACGAGGACTCTGGTGGTACGTCGAGCCTCGACGACTGGAAGATCCGGATGATCTAGGAGAGATTCTGCCGGCGGGGCCGGTCTGATACTGCTAGGCATGCGCAAGCAGCCCAAAAAGCCGACGGCCTCCGGAGGCCGCGGCAGCCGTCGCCGGACTCCGGCCAAGGCCGCCGCGGCCCCACGCGTCGTCTCGTTCCGGGCCGAGAGCCTGAGCACGACCAACACGCTCGGGTCGATCTCGACCAGCTACGTCGGGCCCGAGACGGCCGCCCGCATTTCCTCGATCTTTGGCGTCTGCCGATGGATCGCCCAGGCTGTCGCGATATGTCCTCTCCAGGTCATGCGAGAGGACGGAGCTGGGCGGCGAGTGAAGGCCGACCTCCCGGCCGCCTACACGCTCCGGAAGCGACCGAATCGCTGGCAGAGCGCGTTCGACTTCTACGTCTTGCAGGCCTACTGGACCGCGCTCCATGGAAACGGCTACGCGAGGATCCTGTCCGGCGATCGCGGCTGGATGTCGAGTCTGATCCCGCTACACCCGAGCCGCGTGAAGGTGGAGCAAAACTCCGACTACTCGCTGACGTACCAGTTCTGGAACGATCGCGGTGTCTGGGAGCCGATCCCGCAACAACAGATGCTCCACTGGCGCTGGATCTCAGACAACGGAATCGTCGGGCACGCGCCCTCGGAAATGTGCGCGACCTCCATCCGGCTGGCCCAACGGCTCGACACCGCGGCGACCGCGTTCTGGGACAACTCCGCGCGACCGGACATGGTCCTCGAGACGGACGAGAAGGTCCCCGACGAGGCGGTCGACGCCCTGCGGAACATGCTCGCGGAGGTCTACGGCGGCGCGAGCAACCGCGGTAAGGCCGCCGTCCTGCCAAAGAAAACGCGACTGAAGCCGATCGAGTCCAACTCGATGGAGGCGTCGCAGTTCCAGGAGCTGCGGGACGCGATCCTCCCCGACGTGTGCCGACACTGGGGCGTCCCCTCGACGCTGCTTGGCGACGCGAAGATGGCGCGATACTCGAACGTCGAGCAGGAACACCTGAGCGCTCAAGTTTGGTGCCTGCTCCCGTGGGCGAAGCGAATCGAGTCGCCGATCGACATGGCACTCCAGCCGGTCTACGGCGAGGACGTGTACTGCAAGCTCGACACCCGCGGAGTCCTGCGGGCCGACACCGCCGGCCGGGCTGCCCTGTATCAGTCCCTGTGGAACATGGGCGCGATCACACCGAACGAGATCCGCGACCGCGAGGATTTCCCCCTACTCGACACGCCAGCGGCGAACGAGACGTTCGTCCAGCTTGGTTTCTCGACGCTCGACGCTGCGGCCGCCCAGGCAAGTGTCGCGCCGGCTGCCGCCGCCGACAGCACGGAAGCGCCGGCGGATCCCGTCCCCGACGAGGGCGGCGGCGAGAGCGTCGACCAGGCCGGCGGCTTCACCGTCGGCCAGTACGTCTACTTCGACGGCGGCGAGGGAACGATCGAGCACCTGATGACGGCCGGGACTCTCGGGGTCGAGGGATCCCCCTTCGCGATCGCCGCAACCGCAGACCAGCCGGCCGCCAGCGTCCGCGTCCATATCAACGGCGAGGCGACGGAGTTCACCGTCGGAAAGCTCGTGTCGGATCTGTCGGAATCTCCGATTGTCCAGGAGTCAAACGATGGCCCAGCGTGAAGTCCGTTACCTCGCCCAGGCTGGCGACCCCGACATCGAGCTCCGCGTCGAGACCCGCGACGACGGTCGTCCCATGATCGTCGGAATGGCCCCTCCATGGAATAAGTGGTCGGTCGACCTGGGCGGGTTCAAAGAGCGGTTTATGCCGGGCGCGTTCCGGAAGTACCTGGACCGCTCGCCGAACGACCCGCGAGGCCTGGCCGACGTGGTCGCCAAATACAACCACGACGACTCAAAGGTCCTCGGCCGGACGACCAACGGAACGCTAGAGATCCAGGAGACCGACAAGGGGCTCGTCTTCCGGGCCACGCCTCCGGTCGGCACGCCGACGACGGCCGAGGTCGTGCCCCTGATCTCGCAAAAGTACATCTTCGGCTCGTCGTTCGCGTTTTCGCTCATGGATGCACGCGGCGAGCAGTGGGACGAGGATCCGACCGGCAACGTCACGCGGACGATCACCGAGGCCGCGATCTTCGACGTGTCGCCGGTGACGCACGCGGCCTACCCGAACAGCTCCGTCGGCCTCCGATCCCTGTCGGCCTGGAAGGCAGCCCGAGGGCTACTCCAGAACAGGGCCGAGGGCCGCGGGCTGCTGATCTCGCTGGACTACGACCGGACGTTCACTGCGGCCCCAGGCCTATGGCGGTCGTTCGTCGGCATGGCAACGGCCGCCGGCCATCAAGTCGTCTGCATCTCGCGACGCAAGGACGACGACGCCAACCGCCAGGAGCTGCGGCTGGCGTTCGCGGACCTCGAGGTCGGCGACCTGATCCTCTGTGGTGCCGACACCCAGAAGCGCGACGCGGCCGCCCGTGCAGGCCTGACGGTCGACGTGTGGGTCGACGACTACCCCGAGGGGATCGTCGCGGCTCCGTCGCCTGCCGATGTCGCTCGATCGTTCAAGGTCTCGACGCTCCTCGGGGCTCGGGCCGCGGCGGCCGCAGCCGTCGCAAGGATGCGGATTCACGCAGGATAACCAGGGGGCGCTATGGCTTCATCGCTGACAGTTTCCGGGCTCCTCCGGATCGACTTCGCCCTGACAAACACCCAGACCGTCGGGGCTGTCGCGGATGCGTCTGTCGTGCTCGAAAACTTAGCCTTCGCGGACGGCACCGGAGCGAGCCAGGCAAACATCTATTTCCGCAAGTCGGGCAGCGTCGCGGCGAACGTAAGCGACATCACGACTCTTACGTCCGTGGCCGTGCCGACCCAGTCGGGCACGACCTACACCGCGTCGATCGACAAGGTCCGGATGGTCTATTTCAAAAACACAAGCACGGCGCAGTTCATCGACTTCCGCCTTACGAACACTGCCGGCGACACCTACTGGGAGGCCGAGGTTCATCCTGGCGGCGTGTTGCTGTGGAGTGTCGGCGTTTCGACGGTGGAGTCCGGGGTCGGAGCAGTCGTCGACAAGGTCTACGCCTACGGCCTGGCGTCGAATACGGCCCCCGCTACCTATGAGCTGGTCCTCGTAGGAACCAAGACATGAACGTATGCACGACATGCGGCGGCCGCTGCCGTGTCGAGTCGAGCAAGCGGGCCGGCGACCGCCAGGTTCGATACGTCACCTGCCAGGACTGCCGTCAACGTCGCCGCCAAGTTGTCACCGCCGCCCAGGTCTGGAGAAGGAAAACACGATGAGCATCACAACCGTACCGATCACCGAGGCCGTCGACCGGCCGGGCCTGCTCGACAAGATCACGACCTACATCGCGTCAGCGAAGGTCGCGGCCGCCGACGGCCTGACGTGGTCCGAGTTCGGCGAGCTGCTCCTGGGCCTGCTCCGTCTCGTCGTCCCGATCCTGGACGGCGTGTCGAGCCTCACCGGACCGCAGAAACGAGAGGTCGCCCTCGGGGCGGTCGAGAGGCTGTTCGACGCTGTGGCCGACTACGCGATCCCGACCGCCATGTATCCACTGTGGATCCTGGTCAGGCCTGCCGTGAAGGCTCTCGTCTTGGCGATCGCCGCCGGCGTGCTTGAGCAGTTTCTCTCGGTTCTCCGAGGGAAGAAATGAACATCATCGAGCAGGTGAGGCTCCTCCATGAGTGGTCGCCGCTGATCGGGTACGGCCGCCGCATGACTGCGACGCTCGACGCCGGAGAGCGGTCCGTGATCATCGGCGATCTCCTGGAGTGGCTAGCGGAGAAGACGCAAACCAAC